CTTTTAAACTGTGTAATTTTGCTATTGATTGCATATAGTTATAAATTTATGTTTAAATTAATCAATTGTTTTTTTACATCGTCTACAAGTTTAAAACGATTATTGAATTTATTCCTGTGCCTAGTTAGGTCGTTTGTTAACATGTAATTTTTGATCTGATTATTTTCTTCAGTGTATAAAAAGAAATCCTTTTTTGATAGTATTATTTTTACTGCTAAAGATGCACTTACTTTTGTTTTATTATACATTTTATATATTTTTAATAGTTATTAATAACGAATCCAGAAAGATCTTTTCTGGCTTTCCCTTTAGCCTTAAGCCCTAAAATTAAGCCTTTAAAGGCTAGCATTTCGCTATCTGTTTTGTCACCGTCAACGACCTTGAAACCTTTGTATTTTTGTGGTAAATCTCCTGAGAAGACTGCAGCTACATTAGACCCAGCCTGCAGTGCCTGAATTGCTTCTGCTTCGTTGTCTTCAGCTCTTGAGAATGTGAGAGTATAATTTTTGTGGTCCTGGTATTTTTTCACCTTTCCTAGGATCTTTGTATAATCGTAAAAATGTAAATTATTATAGTTTGATATATCAAAATTAGCGTATTTTTTTAATAGGTAGACAAAATCTAAATCTGATGTTCCGTTTAAACGGATCAATGTTTGGTTTATTTCTTTGGATGCTTTTTTATTAATCTTTACAAGCTCACCAGCTAGCTGTAATATAAATTTCTCTTTATCGTGTAAAAAATATTCTGTTTTGTTCACCCTTGACGCAATCACATTAGAGAAAGATCCCCGACCGGCAGAGAACAAACATGCTGCAGCGCATCCTGCAGACGCTTTTGGGCAAATATTTATTTTTTTACTGTTTTGCGTATAAGGTGCAAGATATAAAATATATGTATCTTGTGGATTCTTAGCTGTTTTAGCATTTGTAGATCCTTTAGATAATAAGTTTTTTACTGGTTTATAATTTTGCATGATGTTTATTTTTATTATTAATTATATCTTTACTGAATGAATTTCTTTTGCGATTAACTGTAATTCCTTTAATACTTTTTTTAATAATTTCATTTTGTTTTTGTTTTAATATTAGTTACTTAATTACTATAGTACAAATATACACTTTTATTTTGAATACATAACAAAAATATTAAAAAATGTACATTAATTTAAAAATATTGTTATTTGGTTCTAAAATTAGAAACGATCTTTGTAACATGTTAACGGACCTTTGCCAGCTGCAAAATTACAATCTAATACATAGAACACGTACACGAATAATTAAAAATTATCAATTTACCAAATAATAAGATATAAAATATTCTTATTTATAATGAATATAAATAGACAAAAATTAAAAATAATGTTGTGTAATTCAAAAAAATGTATTATCTTTACCATGTACTGCAGCTGGTACGGTTCTGGATCTTATAAGATTCGAAAGAGTAGACTCCATGGTACGCGATATTCTGCTTATTTAGAATGATTCTTAATAAGCTATTTAGAATCATTCCAGATAACAAAATTACCCCATCATATTAAACGCCCCTCCATATTAAACATAGGGCATTGACCCATCATATTAAACATAAATAACTATGACAGCAACACAAAAAATTTTATCGGACGAATTTATTTTACTTGAGAAAGTATTTTCTAAATATTATATGGATATTATGTTCAATGGATTGAATGGATACTTTGAAGTTAGAGAGGACCATACTTTTTATGAAGTTAGAGATAGCCTGTTCGATATTAGATCTACCCACCCATCCACCCACCCATCATATTAAACATAAAAAAAGGGAGACAAAACTAATTATCCCCCTCCATATTAAACATTTTATTTCTATCTTATCGTATAAACACCTGAGTTTACTCCTTGTATTAAATACATCATTCCGTATCTAATCGCATCTAAGAAGTGATTAAACTTATCAATAGGTACTTCACCCTTATCTTTCCACACATAGTTGTTTAGCTCTCTTATAATACCGTGAGAACCTCTATCTACTATTATCTCGTAGTCCTGCATAAGTGCAATACCAGACAATATACTACCTTTCTTTTTTACGGTTGGCTTAATATTAATACCTAATGTTTTAAGCTCATTAAGAAGTCTGGGTTCAGAGTTATCTGATATAATCAAATCCATACCACACTCACTTCTGTTCCTTGTAGCTATCTCAGATGTCGTTAGATTGGCTTTTCCGTAGATTTCCTTAACCCAAACCTTTCTTGCGTGCTTATCTATAGAAATCTTCACAAGTGTCGTTAAATCGGCTGAAAATCCGTAATCTTGACCATAACAAGTAAGTTCTGTAGGAATAAAGTCTCCAACTCTCCATTTTCTTATAATTGTACCCTCTGCTTTAGCCAACCAACCTCCCAATATTTGGTGTTGATACTTGTCAGGTCTTTTACGTTTCATTTCAAATATCCTTTGCAGGAATGATTGAGATAAATTAGTCTTATTGTCTTTGTAAGTTGTATGAACATAAGTTGTATCTCCTTTTTCCATATTGGATGCAGGAAGCACATTTTCATTCTGGAAGAACCTTTGATATATCCAATGCTCCTTAGTTGTTGGATTTAGTATCAATATTACTCTGTTCTGCTTTATTTGAGAACGTATAGAGAAGTCAATCTTATCAAATACACCCTCATCTACCAATTCTTCTGCTTCATCGACTACAAACGTTGTAATACCGTTAAGAGACTTTAATGCTGCTGTTTGATTACCTGAAGAGGTTCTAATACCCTTAAATATGATAGAAGAACCAGTTTTAAGGTTCATTATCTCATCCTTAGTGATCCTAAAGTCTTCATGTACACCCATCAAGTTAATCTTCTCAATAAATTCAGGAATAATAGATGTATGTGCTGAAATCATTGTATAACGTGAGAATAATATCTTATGTCCTTTTTCGTATGTTAGATTAAGTAGGAATACATTTATACCAAATGACTTACCACTACCCCTACCACCAGTAACAACGAAATACCTACTCTCGTTCTTGAAAATAGGTATGTATTTTTCGTGAATGTCTATTTTACTGCTCATCTATAAATTCTAATTTTCTATCTAAAAAAGCGTAAACATCTGCTAAATTATCTAATTCAGCCCTTACTATAAACATTGTCCATAAACAAATGTGACTAGCTGTTACTTTAGTTAACTTATTTTGTGGTATGTAATCAAGGATTACTGTACTAATATTAAAACTATTTATCATTTTCTTTTGGTGTTACGTCTATTATTTTTTCTTTTATCTTCTTACCTTCTACGCTATCTCCGAAGAAGTTTATTACAGGAGCTTGTACTTTAGTAACATTGCTCTCTTTCTCGTCTCCATAAGCGAAGTCCAATAGTAGCTTCATATGGTTGTAACTGCCTTCCTCAGCCTTCTTGGCTAAACTCTCAAATGCATTAACCTCGCTACCAAATATATTCTTTATAGCCTTCTTAGCGTATTGCTTCTTCCTGTCTTTCTTTGCAGTATTCATTGCAGGTTTGTTAGACCTTTCGTTTTCAGGTACAGGAAGTATAGGAATAGATTTCTTTCTACTATTCCCTTTCCTTCCGTCTGTTGGTTTAATCTCTTGTGAGTTGCTCATATTAGTATAACTAAGATTTATTGTATTTGTTTTTAGTTTAATTACTCTTCAATTTAATAAAACTCAGTATTCTCTTTACATTGGTTACATCGGTCAGTTCCTAAATACCTACCAGCACCACAACAATTTGATTCTTCCATAATATCTTATCTCTTAGTTAATTTTTTATGATTATAATCTTGTATAAGTTTCTTTAACAAATTCTTTAAACTCTTCCCTTCCTTGAATGTTTTTATCTTCTTGATTTGATAATGCTCTAAACAGTCTTGATCTTAATTTAAAGAAATCAATATCTTTCTTTTCGTTGATTCTTCCAAAAGCCCAAATAGATAAGCCTGTTAAAGCAAAAGACGCCTTTTTGAAATCCCTCTTTAAATCATAACACAAACTTGCAAGTTTATCGCTAAATTCTCTATTTTTAAATTCAAGATTACCTTCTCTGAATGAAGATTTAGAAACAGAATACAAGTCTACTAAAAATCCACAAGGTAAACCATCATAAACTTCATTGTATAAATTATATAAATAAGCGTAATTGCTAAAATATGTTTCATTACTTCTCCCATATTTATACCAAGCATCTAAATAGTTTTCATCATTCCAAGATTTTTGTGTATTGTTTAATTTAGAAATATCTTCAATTACTTCTTTTTTGTTACTGTATATCTTTGTGATAGCATTTACTTTATTTACAGCACTTCCATTTGGTAAATTAACAATTGCTTTACATAAGTGCTGACCATCGATAATCACATACTTTCTTTTATCAAAAGCAGATACATCTCCAATAACAGGGTGTCTTAATATTCCACAATCAACAATACTTTTAATCATTTTCTCTACGTGCTTCTCACTTAAATCTCTATTAAACTCTAATAGATTTTTTGGTTGTAATAATTCTTTTAGTTCTGTTTTTTTAAATTCTTTAATCATTTTGTTTGTTTTTAATTTATTTATTTATTTTTAATTACCAACATTAAAACGTTGGTCAACAGTTGATAAAAAGCATTGAAACGCTTTCTTATCTTGGTGTTGGTAACAATTAAAATTTTAATCGTTTTTCTTCTACAATATATTTCATTTCCTTTAAGTCAAGGTAATGGCAAATTGCATTTAAAGTAGTTCTTAAACTTGTTCTAAGAATTTCAACTCCATTTAAAATTACTAAGTATTCTACTGTTGGCATATCTATAAATTTTAAAAGTAACCAACAACGTATAAAGTTAATAGCTACTATAATTAATATTAATTTCTGTAAATGTATATACAATATATTTAACAACCTAAAACTTTAACATTTTTTAACGCTACTAACCTTATACAATACAGTTGTAAGTAATTAAAGGCTATTCGTTTGGTAGTGTATTGTAGTGCAACTTCATTGCTTCCTTGCAGTACTGTGTGTGTTTATTAAGCCAATACCTATTATCTTCTTTTTCAAAGTGGTTTAACCATTCCTCAAAACTTATTACTTC